CCGGATTCAGCGACCCAGTTAGTTCCGTTTCCTACAATGATATTCCCATCTGTTACGGCCAAACCTGCAACGTCTGTTAATCCTGCATCGAGAGGCTGTGCATTCCCACCCGCAGCATAATAAACACCTTTCTTGAAATTACCTGAATCATTTGGGTCTAAATATAAAACCGTATCGCCGTCCGCAAGCTCGGCATGAGTCAAAAGATTTGTCGCAATTTCAGCAGACAAAGAACCGTTTGGAGATTTTGTAATATACGTCGCGTCAGTAGGCGCACCGCTCAAACCGGAAATGTCAGAAACCAACCCCTTTTTTACTTCACCATCGGTAACATCAACCAAAAACAAAGTATCACCTGAAGCAATTGTAACCAAATCAAGATTTGCTGTTGTCAAGGCAAGTGTCACAGAATCAGTTCCAACCGTTTTTGTAATTCCTTTGCTGGTAAACAAAGTATCGTCATTACCCTGAATCGGAGAATCATCAATATAAGCGAATCCGGCCTGGTCTTGATTTGACCCGCTCCATGCCTGAAGGCTCATCAGGTCAATTGAGTCTGAGCTTGCAATTGTATAAAAAGTTTGCCCGGTAAAGTTAAAAACGTTAGCAACGATTTTTATTAACGCACCCTGCGGAACATAAAGGTAATGATAGCCGGAGTTTGTATAAATGAAGTTTTTTCCGGTGTACTGAGGGATTGCAACATTGTTTAGCTTAGCCTCGGTTACGGTTATCGTTGTACGTTTTCCAACTGCCGGGTTGGTTCCGAAGTCGTAATGCCAAACATAGATTTTACACATATCCGGCTGCGCAAATAGATTGCCAGCCAAAAGAAGGAGTAATATTAGCTTTTTCATTTCTTATTAATCCGGTTAATTTCTTGCGCAATAATCTTGCTGGCTGTTGAATCTCGCCGCGCGGTATTCCCTAAAACTTGCTGAAGTTGAACGTTTTGGGTTGAAAGAGCTTGAACGGAACCTTTTAGCTCTGATATTGTTCGGGAATCCGACCGCCGTAAACCCTGATTTTGTCCTAAAAATAAGCCGGTAAAAAAGGCCAGAATAGAAATTATTCCGACGATAATATAATTTTTAATTTCTTCTTTCAATTTATATGCTCCTTAAAAAATAATGCTCTCAATTCTTCGAGTTGTTTATTCAACTCAATTATTTGCAGCTTTTGATTTTGCATTTCAGAAATCATATAGGCCATGACCACCCGGTTGTCGTAATTTTTGACATTTTTATTTTCATCGTATTGAGCCGCTTCCGGCAGTAACTTTGCCACATCTTCGGCAATAAGTCCATATCCTTTTTGTCCGTTATTCGCTGATTTCTTATTCCACTTAAATGAAACCGGCCTGAAATTTAAAATATCTGTTTGCGGATTCCAGTTTTTTACGTTTGACTTGAAACGCTTTGAGCTGGTTTCTTCAACAATTTGGTCTGTATTGGCTACGCGGGAAAGCTGTGTTCCTGTGCCACTGCCGAGGCCTTCCATGTAAATATTGCCATTTGCGCCGTTTATCGTAAAAGCTGAATCAACGCCTGCTGATTCAAAGCGAATATCTACATCCTGCCCATCTTCATTAAATATTAGTAACCCCTCATTTACCGAACCATTGTATCCAGATGCCTTTATAAAATTTCTTTGCTGAGCATCCATCGAAACGTCAAACCTAATCTCACCAGCCCAATCATTTAAAGTCACATCCACAGCGTAAGCCTCTATCCATCCAAAACCCCTAATCAAATCCCCAGAATCGTACCCAGACCAATTCAATGAACCTAAAATATCACCATCCGCCGGAGATTCTGAGTCGAGTATAAATCTAAACCATGCACCCTCATTTCCGTCTTGGTCGCTTTCAAGAACAATCTTTGGACTCGCCGTTCCAGATGTGCTATAAATATGCAATTCTCCCTCTGGCGAAGAAATTCCGCCAATTCCGACACCAGTTCCACTTTGAGTTAAAATTAAATTACCGCTATCATCAACTGTTATGCTTGCCGAATCGTCTTGTGCTGTGTCCATAATATGTATCGAATTATCTCCAGCATCGGATGGCTTTAAAAAACTCCCCGCGTCCGTCCATTGTCCGCCACCTGCATTAGCTAACGTAAATGTTGAATTTGCTCCCATGCCGGTTGTGTCAAAATAAACACTTTTATAGGTTAAGTCAGCATTAATATATAGAGAATCTTCGGCGGCATCCAAGACTAAAGCGGTTGCAAGATTATCACTTTCAACAACTAAATCCCAATCATGGGAATCCTGGTTAAAGGTTACCCGGCCTTCTCCAACTGCGCCAAAGTGCCCGTCTATTTCAAAGACAGTCGAGCTTGTTTGATTAATATCAACATCTATATCTAATTGACCAGATTCATCATCAACGGTAGGGTGAGAATTTTTTGCAATAATCTCAACGAAGTCGTTTTTACCAGCGCCAGAATTATTAGTTGCAAAACTGATTCTTGCAATTTCGTCCGACGCAGCCGGTGAGCTTGTGTTTAAGTAGAACTCAAGACTGGGGCCTACAGTGCCGGTATTCTCACTTTCTATCAGAAAATCAGGGCTACCGGAAATATTGTCGTAAAAATGCAAATCTTCTGTCGGCGAGGCCGTGCCAATTCCTACATTTATATCTGCGTTTGTAGGATTTAGATTGATATAACCGGAACCCACAACGCCCGTATATCCATCCAAAGCCATAAACTCGGTTGTCGTATTATCCAGCAAGTTGTAAAACCTTGTAGAACCTGCCGCATCAGCTGCCGTAGCGTCCTCAGACAAAAAAGTAATCGTTGAATAATTTGTAAGAAGATTGGTCGAGCCTCTGCCCTGCCCTATAATTGAGCCAAGTAAATCATTGTCAGCCGGCGATGAAGAATCAAGCAAAAGAACAATTCCACCGCCTTGCGTTCCGCCCTGCTCACTTTCAACTGTCACAAATGGCGTACCGCTTGAGGCATCATAAACATGCAAAGGTGATGATGGAGTCGTTAACCCCATCCCTACATCCCCTGCATTTGAAATATAGATTGGCACTATTGACTTATCGCCAAGATAAAGATTACCGCTTGCATCTACCCGGATGATTGTATCCGTTGCGGCGACAACTCTGATACCGGCCTGATTGAAAACAAGTTCTCGGGCAAGCTCAAGCTTGAAATTATCCCACTCAAACCGGCGGGTTGCGTAATTCCCTGAACCGGATGTATCTACCGAAACCAGAAATATAGAATCATCTTCAAAGTCTGTGGCCTCGGTTAACTGGCTTAATTTAACTTGGCCAAATGCCATCGATGAAAACAATAGTAACAATAGTAATATCTTTTTCATGTTTACTCCGTTATGATTTCAAGGCCGCCTGTTTCAGTGATTATCGTATCTTCGGTAACTTCGGTAATAATCCCGCCGCTCACAATAGGCGGTGCGGCTGACTGTTGTAATCTTAAATTTTTAGTTGAAATAAATTTCAGTATTAAAGCATCTCCCGGCTCATTTAATCCGTTCGGTATCGAATTAATATAAAACGGCTCAATCTCAGAAAACAGAAAAGGAACTTCGTTTCCAAGACTGTCTTTAATCGGCTCATTGTCTCTATGCCGGTAAAGAGTTACCAGGTCATAAAGATTATCGTTTAAAGTATTATATTTAGCCAGCCTTGCAGCTTCGTTGCCATATTTGAAAAGATGAACAATAACCTCATATTCCCATCCATATTCACGATTAAAAAATGTTCTTGAGCCGTCTATTTCCGATACCTGCGCTAAATTATCAAAGACAGGATTATCCAATTCCACCTTTGCGTGGTCAATGTTTATATCCACCCCGGAGCTATTTTTAATTTTTGGGCTTTGTGTGCCGAATATGCTCATAAGCCTGCTCTACTATTTCTCTTTTGTCAAGTGAGTTGTGGATAACAATCATTTCATCGTTTTCAATTTCAACCCGCGGATTACACCAACAGTGTGTTGCCTCAACATGTTCTTTTAAATCATTTACCGGCAATACATTTATCATGCCGCCGCGCTCAAACTTATATCTACATAATCCTTACTTTCAAACCTGCAAAATAATCCGGTCTCGTAGTTTACCGTAGTTAGCTCAACCGGCCTGAGCGAAGCAAAGTAGAACTCAACATCTCCTGAGGCATTCTGTAAAAAGTCATGGTCTGAGTAAGGCTTAATATAAACATCCGTATGTAACAATTCTGCAAGCTCGATGTATTTGTTGTAAGTTTCCGCGCCGTGCCTATACAAGTGAGTCAAAACTTCAAATATCCACCAGTAGCCTTTCGTGATAAATTGCTTATTTGAAGAAATCGGATTTTTTTGTTCGAGCCGGTCAAAAGAAGCCTTGTTTGCCTGTATAACAGAATAACTCAAAGCAATTTCAACAGAGCTTGAAACTACTTTTATCAAAGGTGAACTCGTACCCCATATTCCCATTATTCCGGCTCCCCTCCACCAGATGCAACGCCTAAATAAATTGCATCTATTATTGTCTCATTTTTTTCAAAATCTTTTTCAATTCCTATTATCTGGTATAAACCGTTAGCATAAACAGTACCCTTTAGGAAATCATAATTTACGCCCCGGCAAATCATTCTGTCAACACGGCAATTTTCTATATTGCTTCTGAAGTGATACCAAAATTCCGCAATCAGTTTTCCGTTATCATAAGTCGATGGAAAATCTTCTAATGACGGGTCATTACCTGCGAGTATGCTATTATTCCCGGTTGTGCTAAATACATTCGTCCCATTCCCCCCAAAAGCTGTATACCAAAACGGGATAACTTCTTCGATAATTAATCGCCTGTTTTCGTCTGCGGTATATACTCCGGCGTCATAATGAACAACGTCTGATGAAATTGTCTTAACAAGCACATACTCCAGCAATCCAAATCGATAGGATTTTTCATGTTTTAAAACCTGTGTCAATGTTTGCGTATCACCAGAATTGTAATAAAACAATTTATGAAAAAACGCCTTCCCTTCGTGTATCATTCCGGTAAAAGCACAAAAATGTAAAGCAAGTAATTTCAAAAAATCCTTCACACTGCTCAGTCCGGATGGTGGGGATTGCGTTAAAGTATTGCCGGCAACGTAACTCGTTGTCAACATTGATACCTCGTCAAAAGTATAATCCGGGGCGCCGCCAAGTTCAGAAAAAACCCAGTTATGGACAACACTCAAATCATCCGGGTAAACTATTCCACCACCAACTTTATTATAAGCATCAGTTAAAATAAAAACAAGCTGGCGCGTCAATGCTCCGGCAAAATCATAAACAATTCCAATTATCGTTGCGCTTGGAAAATATCCTGATTGAGTAGTTGCTACATCGATATAAAAACTCGTTGAATTAATCCTGGTAACATATTTCCATCCGGCAGCATCAGACGGAGCCGAGCCGTGTGTTACAACTATCTTTACCAAATCCCCGGTTTGAAAATCATTATTCGGAGTTGGGATTGTTCCGTAGGTAACTTTTAATCTACCGTTTGTCGAATCTTGTTCAATCCCATAAATCGGGTCTTGTGCGCCGGTATTTAAATAATTAAAATTATCAGTTGGCTCCCCATTTTCATTAAACACAGCCTCGTTGAGCAAAACAGTATTCGGTGTTGCTGTAAACGACACCTCAAATAATCCGGTATCAGACTTTATACTTCGCTCATCTACAGTACCAACAAATTCAGTCGCACCGTTCAAAAGCAATGTAACTTTAAATTGTTTAACAGTTGCAGCCTGTTCCGCCGAACTGCCATACAAAAGGCCGTCCAGATAACCTGCTTTGTCTCCAATCGTGAACTCCATTTCGGAAGGAACTAGCAATGGGTCGTCAAGTTCATATTGAAGTTTTAATGTTCCATACTTCATAACCTCAATGTTCTTTTCGCTCGCCTGATAGGATTGATTTCCGGCTGTTAAATCAACTGTAAACTGCAATTGTAGCTCAACATAATCAGAATCATTAACATAAGCCGCCGGAAAGTCGATTGTAATAGTATAACTCATCTATATGAATTTTCTTTTCTTTGTTCCTGTTTGTTAAGTAAGTGCAACCCTCTTGAATCAACGTTCAATTCGTTCTCAATTGCAATCTGACGCATACCAAGCCTGGCAATATTCACATTCATTGCGCCTAACTTGCCGTCAATTTTGCTTAACAATCTTGTTTCGTTATCAGCTCCGCCTGGAGGAGTTACTTTAAACCTTTCACCGGATGTCAATCCAATTCCAAATGAATCATTAGGGAATCCGCCCGGTACAGTCTGATAACCATTTGTCCCTTTTGCAAATCCCAATATCGGCTTTGATACAGCAGTTGGTACCCCGAATAATTCAAAAGCTTTTAAAATAAGCATCTTCGCGATAACTCTCTCTAACTCGGCGACCACCTGACTTGCAAACATTTTAAAAGCGTTCCCTAAATTCAAAGTGAAGTTATTCGCGTCAATCAGGCCATCAACAAACGCATCCATTGCTCTTGCTCCAGCCTGAATATTTTCTACGTTTAATACTTCTTCTTCCGGCTCAATTTCCCCTTTCAGTTCGCGTCTTTTTTTACGCATTTTCTTTTCGAAGTCCCGTTCAATTTCTTTTTCGAGGTCTCCTTCAAAGTCTTTTGTGAAAAAATCGCTTTCGAGTTCTTTATAGGCCGCCTTTGCTTCCTCTATCTTTTTCTTGAGCTTGTCAAAATCATCCGTTTTATCAACTAAAGTGCCGCCATCGCTGCCGGTTTGTCCGGTACTTCCACCGCCAGCCGCAGGTAATTGCGGGCCTTCCGGTGTAACCTCGCCTTTTAAAACAGCTAATTCATGCCGAAGTTGTCGTATCTTTCTTTCATACTTTTCAATTCTATCTTGACTATTTTGACCGAACAAGCGATTAAGTGGAGAATTTAAGTTATCTATATTCCCTTGAAGCATGCCAATTTCATGGTTTATCTCAGCAATTCGCTCTTTTTTTGAAGTAGTGAAAAAGCCCGACAACTTTCCCATTGCACTAACAGCAAGATTAATACCTTTAGCCAAATTTTTACCCAAACTTTCTGCTTTACCGGAATCAACAAAAGAGCCTATCTTTGTAATAACCGTATTCAAGGTGGTCAGAAGCTCGGTTTTCATTACATCGCCAACTTTTTTAAAGGCAAGATTGACATTATCTTTGAAAGTTGACCATCTGCCCTCAAGCGTATTAGCGAGCTTCACTGTACCACCTGAAATCTTTCCATCAGGGTCGGTGAAGGTTTTTTCCATTGCTTTTCTAAATTCTGGAAGTGTCAGTTTTGTTAAATCATCAATACCGCTTTCCATTTTAATTAAATTCAGAACACCTCTTTCCCTGAAAATATCAGCCGCGCCCGCCCCTCCGGCAAAAGCACGACCATAGGCTGCGGCGGCCTCCGGTAAACTAACACCCATGAACACGGCCAAATCGCCCATTGCCTTTATTGATTCTTTGTTTGTGTCGCCGAACGATTTGAGAGTAGCTTCAGCCTCTACGATTTCATTTAGTTCGAACGGCGTATTGGCTGCAAATTTTACAAGTTCCTCAAAGCGTTTTTTCCCAGCCTCAGCGCTACCAGATAATTGCTCAAGTCTTAATTGAAGTGTCTCAAAATTTGCCGATGTGCGAACCGATTTAACAATTGCGGCAGCCATAGCACCGAGAGCGGCAACAATACCATATTTTATTGTCCGCTTGGCAAAACGACCGAGCCTGCTAAACGCCGCTGAACCGGTGCGTTCAACATTTTTAAAGCTGCCTGACATCTTATCGGTCTGATTGTCAACTGATTGTCTTAATTGCTGAAGTTCCCGTATCATTTTATCATTTTGAACATGAGCCTCTGCAATCAAATCAGCTATTTTTATGTTAGGCATTTGCTATCTTCCCCAACTTGCCATCTGCTTTCAGCTTGTGATACATCGCAAAATGGTAAGCCATCTCATGTTCTTTTGTCAGATTGATTTTACCACCTTCCACTTGAACTTTCAGCATTTCACCGGCAAATTTGATAGAATCAAAAAAATCTATCAAATACATATCGTCGATTTTATCGTAAGGATGCCCGGTATGTTTATGAACAAAAGCCTTGACACGTAATGGATCAAGCGGAATATAATCAGCGGGAATATCCTTGTCGTTATCGTCAACTTCATTACCTTCAAGAATGCCTATTTCACGTGAAAGGTCTTTTAGTTGCTGCACGGGTATATTATTTTTGATATAGGATTGTCCGAACTTTCGATATAAGTTCCAGTTCCAGAATTTTAGCCAGTTTCTACTAACTTTAAGAGAATCGGAGACAAGAATAATCTGATAGAAAAGACTCTTTATTTCATATTCTCTTATAAGCTCAAGAGTCCTTTCATTATCTTTATTTTCCTTTAAAGCACCTGCGAGCAATATCAATTCACGATAAAGCTCCTGACCGGAAAGAAAAGATTTTGCTTTTCGGCATGACAATAAGACTTTGCGGCCAAATAAATTAATTTTTTTTGAGTAAATTTCTTTTGAGTACACATGCTCACCAATTGATTAAGTAAACTGTGCCGCAGTTGTAGCGCCGTCTAATTGAAATGTATAAGTCGCAAATGCCGGGTCACTGCCTGCGGGATTTATAGTTATCCCCTTATTAACAATTGTACCGTTTGTCCAAGACCAGGATTTATCGGTTGTCCCATCTTTTGCGTTTAAAACAAACGTTCCGGTGTCACCTTCAACCGGCTCGGCTGTAGCGTCGTCGAGGAATAGTTTACAAGTAAGGCTTCTCGCTACTCTTCCGGCTAAAAACTCCCTGCCATCACCCCCAGTGTTACCGTCAGTAGCATCACCCTGTTCAACGTCAAATGTTGCATTAATATCGATTGCATAAAAGGTTGTACCATCAAACACAATCTTCCCGGCTGTTGGGATAAACTTTGCCATATTGCTATCCTTATGTTAAAACCTATGTTAATTGTACCGCAGTAGTCGCACCATCAAGCTGGAAAGTATAAGTCGCAAATGCAGGGTCGCTACCGGCCGGGTTAATTGTTATCCCCTTGTTTACGATAGTCCCGTTTGTCCAAGCCCACGACTTGTTTGTTGATGCACCAACTTTCGCAGTCAACAAAAACGCACCGGTTGCGCCTTCAACTGGCTCGGCCGTACCGTCCTGTAAAAACAGTTTGCACGTGATACTTCTCGCTACTCTACCAGCCAGAAACTCTCTTCCGTCACCGCCGGTATTCCCATCCGTAACGTCTCCCTGTTCGACGTCAAATGTTGCGTTAATATCAATTGCGTAATATACAACCGTTGCAAAAGTTATAAATCCGGCTGTTGGGATAAACTTTGCCATTTTTCTTGTCCTTTATTAAAAATAAGTTCTTTGCAATTTAAGAGCCTGTAACAATTTTCTTGGACTCGCTTTTTTTGAACTCGCCATCGTGTTCATCGAAAACACGAACACCCTTTACACTGGTTTTGCTGACAAGTCCACAATTGCCGCATTCCTCGTATTCGGTTGTCTGACTTGGTTGTCCATAAACAGAGCCGGTTTTCTTTTTTGTGCTACCGCCACATTTTAAACATTTCATTTTTATTTGCCTTTCAAAATTTTTATGTTGAAGTCTAACGTGTTTTGATAAATATCCCCGAATTCCTGCAAAACTCCGCCAAACTGATTCTGAATATTAAGCACACTCCAACCGGAAACACTCAACCCCGACGTGTTATCCTGAAATTGGTCTAAATAGTCTTTCATTATATCACCAAGCTCGTCCTCATTGTCGGTACGGAAGGTAATTTGAATATTGGTCTCATGTTGCCATGTTCCGCCGTCAAAAGTTGTTCGCCCCTGCCCAATTTCAAACCATGCAGCATAAGGATAGGTCGTATTGTCAGCAAGTTTCCGGTAATAGAATTTACTTCCAACTTTCGCATTAACATTTTTTCCAAAATCAGTTATTCCGGTTTCAAGTTCTGGTAACATCAGAATCTTAGTTCCTGTACTCTGAATACTGCCCGTGAAATGCCGCGACGCATAAATGGATTTGGTGAAGTACCAGGATGATTAACATGTTTAGTAAAAACTTCAGTACCATCTTTTGCAATAAAATGTAACACCTGAGCAGTAACGGGCGTTATTTCGTGTGGCGCTGTGCCGTACTCAACCCAAAATGGCACAAGATTGTTTTCCGGATGAGTGGCCGCAACTGTCACTTGTTGCCTGATGCGATTAACGCGCTTTACAACTTTTATCCGTCCCGGTGCGCCTTCCTGACATTCTTCCTGAAGAATATCGCCGAATTTATCCAGTTTTTTAACTGAAATATCTTTCAGGAGGTCTGTTGTCTCGCGTAAGTACCATTTATTTGCCATTATCGTATTCCATTGTGACTAATGCCTGATGAAGCAAACCGGAAAACACATCAACAAACTTTTCATTGCCTCTTAGTTCTGATTCACCCATTGCATTTAAAATGAAATGAGTCAGCTCATGTAAGAAAGTATGCTCCTGCATTTCCGTTGGTCTTGTTATGCCACCGTTATTCTTCTGAATTTCAATAACATTTTTACGATACACCGCCCTGCCATCAGCGTCGTTTTCATCGTTCAGGCTATCAACGTATTTAACCAGTATTGTTTGCCCTAATAACTTTAAACGACTTGGTATCTTTATGTTAGCCACGCTTCAACCCTTCCTGAGTTATCCGGCTTCGTGCTTTGCGAATAGCTTCATTGTGCGCTCCCGCCGGAGTCTGTGGTGAGCTTCCATCCAGAAAAACCCGTCTGGAGTAGGGCTTACTATTTACAACTCTCATATCACCGTTGGAAAGCTCATTGACGCTCCAATCAGAAATCAAATCCCCGGTATCTACCGCGGTAACAGCTTGAAGTTCTTGCCTTAATATCGCGGCTGCAGCCTCCTTTGATACATTTCGAGGAATGGCAATCGCTTGGCCATGCAAGCTATTACGAAGCTTTACTCTAAGTTGTCTACGCCTTGACATATTTCGCGCTGTACTCGTCAGCTTCTTTGTGTGTAACCTGTTTTTCAGGATGCCTTTCACCATCCACGATTTCTGTAATCAAAGCAACATCGTTCGGTAAATAACGGATTTCGTATTTCATTTTTTACTCCTTATTTTTTATACCCAATTCAATCTTGGTTTAGGAAAAGCGTCAAGTATCCGCTTTGGATACTTTCTTTCCTTGTCAGAATCAAACGGATTTTGGCGTGCAGGAGCTTCATTAACAGACCTGCTTTTGCCAAGCTCAAACTCAATAGCCTTAGCAACCGCCCAGTCAATTCCGCGCGGCCACTTTATCCGGGTAATAGTCACAGCCGCCCCGGATGTTTCATCTTCAAGCTCATAACTCACATCGTCAAGCGTCAAGGTTCCGGACGCAGCCGTATTAACCCAATAAAATCCGTCGTTCCATTTTGAATACTGCACATGAATATCAATTCCGTTTGCAAACTCAACATCTAAATCAAGAAACTGTGCATTTGCATCGACTATTGTTTTTGCTTCTTTGTTAAATGTAAAATCATCATCAGAAAGCCAATAACCTGTATGAAAATTGTCGTTCATGTACCAGACAAACCATTCCTGAAATCCCGGCAACAATACTTGTATTGCCGGGATTTTCTCAAGATAGCTTGTGCCTAAAATGGCAACGATTTTATCGGGATGTACTATCACCCAACAGCGACCTCTGAGAGTCTCTGTTCAAGCTCGGCCTTACTGCCTTTCGTATCCAGCCCCAAGGCTTCGCATTCGGCAACAAGCTCGGCTTTGGTTTTTGCTTTATCGGCCTGAATCATGCCGTTGTTTTTCATCCAATGAATCACCTGTTCATCGTCTGATTCAAACAAACCGTCATCGTCACACTGCCCAAGCATCTTGTGAGTCACAAGGCATTCAACAAACTGATTGGGCATGCCTTTGGCCTTTACCGTTTTGCCATTATAGGTTATTTCCATTTTTATTTCTCCTTGAACTGTTTCGAGTAAACACCAATCAGATAAGTCGAAAACGATACAGAATCCGTATTAGCTGCGTTAGCAATCTCTTTGACCGAATAGGAGAATTTTGTCATTGCGTCACCAACCGTGGATGGAGTCCACAGCCTGCGGGCTCCGTTGGAACCTGCCGCAGTCGTGGAAAGGGTATCGAGCGCCGGAGTTGCGTAAATACTTCCGGTCTGCTCCCTGGCCGTTATCGTCAATCCTTCACCGTTGGCAATACTGGTACACCCAACATGAAGGTACAAATAATCCGGCATCCTACCGTCACGGAGCAATGAAATATTTTGATAGAGAACACTGTCACCTGCAACGCCGGTTAGTGTGTCAATAGCTACGTGATGCAGAATCACCATTTCCTTTTCTTGTGCAAACGAGGAAAAGGCAAGCGTTAAAACGAATGTGAATATGATTAACTTTTTCATTGTTTTAGCTCTCCTTTAGCCATTTGTCACAAGTCTGGTGATGCGAATATTTTTCGTAAGCCATGCTTGCGTCCAGTTGTCAGCCTCAAGCTGAGCATCGGTCGGGCCGCTATTGCCGCTCGTTAAAGTACCAGCCCATTTTATCCCACGAGGATGAATCAGCATATACCGGCGGGTAATAACCTGGGACGTACCACCGCCGTTAGCCAAATCAGGTCTGCGGTAAAGCTCGATTGCAGGCGTTCCGGCATCAAGCGGGACGTTTTCAAAAGCGACTGCACCGGTTCCAAAGATATAGGTATGATATTTAAAGCCGGATGTACTACCGGCAACAACCGTTGCACCATCATCAACAAAAATTCGCTTGCCCATATACATGGGAACAACGTTTGTCATCCCTGGCACAGCTCCGAGCGGGTTTTGCTCAGAAGTCGGAACGAAATCAATCAAATCAAGCCGGCGCAATCTTTGAAACGGCACAGAGTGCATAAAAATACCGGTCAACATTCCAAATTGGTCGCCTAATTTGAAAATCGTATTCTCGATTTCGTTAAACCCGATTTTATTTTCATCAGCCGCGGCCACACCATCTTCAATTGCAATGTCATTCTCAAGCGCTGCAGCTACAGTAGCGTCGCTGAAAGCGCCTGAAAGAATCTTCAAAAGCAATCTTTGCGTTTCTCGTACCCACCAGTTTATATAGCGGTCGATAACAACTTCGAGCGGGTCACTTCCGGCAACATACCGGATTATGTGAGGCACTCGCCAGGCTTTCGCACGGAACAATTTCACAGCTTTATCCTGGTCGGTAGTCATTCCAGTCGGAGTTATTGCGGTATCGGTATCGGTCACAACGCTGGAGCGGGTGGTTGCTGCGGTATCATGCGGTAAATCATCCCAGAATGGCATATCAACCGTGCGCCCGCCCTGAGCCGCGGCCTCGCGGGTTTCCGGCGTACTTGCCATAATTCCAGCCTGCACGAGAGCGTTTTTTGCGACGTTGTTTTCTACAAAGTACTGGCTCGCAAGGGTCGGCTCATAAATCGCGCTAAATGTTATTTCTAAATCAGCCATTTTCTAATTCCTTTTAAATTATTATGAAAACATTTTTTCAAAGAGTTCAGGCTTGTCTTTTTTAAGCATAACTTTTTCAGTCAGGCCAAGCTCAGATGCTTTCTTGCCATTATAAAGCATATCACCGCCGTTTGCCTCACCTGGAGGCTTACCGCTCGGAGTATAGGCGTTAAACAATCCCTTGTAATCATCATGCTCTTTCAGCCTTTTTACAACATCGTCAAGACCGCTAAACTTGCCTTCTTCAATTTCAACAAACTTGTCGGCGTGTTTCATAACTTCAGGCAGTAACAAATGAACATAGCCAGGTTTCGCAGGAGCGGCAGACAAAAGGGCAAACTCAGCGGCAGACCTTATCTTAATCTGCTTGATGTTTTTTTCGTAATCGCCCTTTTCTTTTTCCCGGCTCTGCTTTATTTCCTCAAGCGTCTGAGTAACATTTTCACCAGCCTTGACTTTTTCCTGTAGGCCGGTCATATCTTTATCTCTTTGCTCGATTTGCGCTTTAAGAGCTTTTATTTCTTCAAGTTTTTCGCTGAATTTACCGTAAGGAACCCATTTAGTTGGGTCTTTTTCCCCGGTATCTTCAATAAGTTTCTTTGAGGATAAAGCATCAAGCACACCCTGAGTCAAACCATGTTCGTCAAGCTTCCCAAGTATCCCATCGCCTAAAATCTGTTTAAAGTCTAAACTCATTTTATTTAATCCTTTCTGATTGAAGTTTTTTAGCAGGTCTTTCCTGCAAAATTCAGTCTTTCATCTTTCAGCCCTTGAAATACCAAAGAAGGGCAAAATAGCATTTTTAGGCAGGTGCTATCTCCTGCACTTTCTTAATAAATTCCAAAAATCCTTGTTCTAACAGAAACGGAGTCGGTATTAGCGGCAGAATCATAAGCCTTTCGTGAATACTTATAATGACTTGCCGGATTGCTCAAAATGTTTATCGTTTCCCAAACATCCGCACCCGCCGGAGCAGTGAATAAAGTATCCTTTGTTGAAAAACCGTTAACTCCAAAATCAATTCCGCTTATACCAACTGCGTCACGGTTAGTTACGCCTTCACCGCTTGAAATTTCGGTTATTTCGGTAACTACCCTTATCGCTTGCGGAACTCTATACGAATCACCAAGACCCAGGAAACGCGAACCGGTTTTTTTCATGTCAATCGTTCTTACTACGCTATCAGTGACAACGCCGGTAAGCGTATCAAGCCCGGAATTATGAATTTCAACCCATTCCTGATTCTGCCCAAAGCATAAAACCGGCATTAGTAATAAAACAAAAATCTTATTTTTCATTTGTTGCTCCATTTTTTGATATTTTAGATAGCAGACTGTCAATCGTTGTTGCTATTTTAGTGGCTTCATCAATATTGCCGGTATCAATAGCCCTCTGTTTCGCAAGAGCAAGTTGCTGAATAGCAAGAGGAATCTTCCCAATGTCTTCGCCCCCCACATCATCCTTTTCAATTTCCTTAATTTCTTCCTCCGGATTGTCCACCCACGGATGATGTTTTAACTTTGTTTTTCTTGAAATGCTCTTGGATTTTTCAACATCATCTATTTGCTTAGACTCATTCGCAATCATAAACTTGTTAAGCTCTATCTCTATTTCATCGGCATTAAACCCATCATCGCCATTTATCACCATCGCCTTTGAAACAAGCTCAAAAAATTTTCTGATTGCATTATCAATTCGGCGCTCAAGTAATCCTGCTTTTAAGTCGAGAGGAACATACATCCACCTTAAGGCAACTCCAGATGGATCGTTGCCAAGCTTATCTGATTTCGGATTTATGCCCATACCATTAGCGAATATGTTTTCCTCAAGGTTTTTTAATTGCTCCATCCGGCCTTGATGTGGGATTTCTACAGAAAAAAACTGAATTTTTGCCTCGGCATCGCCTGACGTTCCGGCCTTGTGTTTTCTTAGGTTGTGTCTCAATTCAGCACCACTGTCGGTCATACCTGAACCAAATACAAAAACCTCCTGCAAGTCCTCAAAGTTATTCGACAGCACAGACGCAGACCTGTCGTAATCGTCAATGAGAGATTTTATAAATCTCAAATCAGACCAGCATTGAACATTGTTTTTAAGTTCTATGAACGGAACTTCTCCCCAACTGCCCGGCAAATTATCGCCCTGGCTTCCTTCAAGTGAAAAATGCGGCTCACTTGAAACCATGTTAAATTCACCGGCCTCGCCCTCTTCCCATTTCTCTACTCTGTCAGGATGCCACCATTCGGCGTAATACCTGACATCTTCTTTTATTTTCTTAACCGGCTCACGATGTTTATAAACCTGGCCGCCAGTTACAAGGACTTCGCTTTGGCCTGTCTTTACTCTTACAGGATAATATCTGATAAGCTGAACAAGTTTTTTTTGTCTGGATGTTTCATAAACCGGGATTATCTCCTGAGCATCCATAACCATGTAATCGAAAACAGCGCCGTCCCAAAACACGTGAAGCCATTCACGCCCCTTGTTTGAAGCATTCTCCGCCCACGTTATCAGGGTTTCGTGAAAATCCTTACCAACAAAATCCATTATTCTCTGAATAAGCGCTTTGTCTGTATGCGAAAATGTCGGCATTTCTTTGAGCAGGTATGATACTTTCTCCAAAACCAGCCGCCTGTGGAATCCATGCGCAAGGCGATTATTGGCCTTGTTTTTGTCGGTGTACTCTTCTTCGTATTCGTTAAGTGAATCGGGAGATTTTTTTGTAGTTGTGTATTTTCGAAAGTCCTGCTTTAGAATGTCATTCTTAACGCCAAAATAATGGGCGCCGTCAGCCATCTCCCGCTTTTCTTCGGAAATGCGGTCATCTTTAATCAGGTCTTTGAGGATTTCACCATCAGAAAGCCGACCGTTGGCTGCGATTTTGTAATTTACTAAATCTGTAAGCTTAAGCAAAGTTGAACCCGATTTTTTATTAGCTCCGACCTCAAGGGTTCAACTAAGAGATTTTTTTCTTAGGGATAAATTTTTTTGAATCTAATTAGCCAAAATTTCAAATGCAAGGAATTTCTTAGTCCAAGTTTCTAAATAAACTCCAATTTTCAATATATCCATCCGAGGAAACCCATCCCTCTTTAAGCGAGTAAACTCCTACAAAGCCACATTTACAGGTAGCCTGCCCCCAATCCGGGAAACGCCACCCGAATCGCTCGCCAAGTTTATTCCCCTTTTTAAATTCAATTGTCTGGCTATCGGCTTCTGCGCCAAGAGTACGATTACAATTAGGACACCTAATGAAATCACCCATCGATAAGCACCAAAAGCAAAGATAAGATTACGAATATACAATAAGCTGCTATCATAATTTAACCCCAACTTGTTTTAATTGACATTCTTTCTTTTACACCAGTAAGCGCATCAGGCGCATCATCAGCCTGGCCTTTCATTTTCATATTAAAAGACAGCACGTCTCTTGCAAAATCCGGCCATCTGTGTATCCAGTTCTCAGGCATTCTTACAACTTCGAGCACGTTGTTGGATTGAGACCGAATACGCGATTCTTTGTTCTTTTTTTGATGAAATGCCATAACCGATATATGATGTCCAATGGCGGCGCATTCTTTTTTCACGTTTCTTGAGTACGCCCGCCCGCCTGCGTTTGATTCAAAGTCACCGTCTTTAATGTCATTTTCTTTTAGCTTTGATGCAAGCTCCGGCTCTGTCGTTGGTGCGTCCGCTTGAGAATAGTAAACATCAACAACATAGGCTATATCCATATAAACGATATACATTATCGCGCAAACCCAATCGCTACCCTCATCGGCAGAATCAACATAAGCTTTGCGGGCTTCGCATGTTGCCGGAAGTTCGTCGTAAGTCCTTATACCTGTATACAAACACCCTTCAATTGCAACGATCCTTTGCAGGTAATTTGCTGAATGTATCGCCCGGCTTACCGGGTTACTGTTGCGCTCCGCTAAAACCTTGATTCTTTCGTACGCTTCACGTGACAACATTTCCTCACAAAGCATATCTCCATTTTCATCAATAACTGGCTTTGAAAGCACAAACCACTCCCCGGGCTCATCTTTGACCACCCGGCCAATCGGGTCATTCTCAGACCACCGCGTAGCACATATCACCTCAATCGGGATACCGCCGTCACTGCCCTCGGTTCTCGACGCATAGGTTGATACATACCAGGTATAAAGTTTGTCCAGGTGGTTTTCGTTCATGGCTTCTTCGTTATTCTTGACTAAATCGTCAAGTATTTTGATATTGCCGCCCTTACCTGTAAGGCTGCCACCGGGAGATGTTGCCAAAAAACTAAAGTGTTTCCCCTCAAGCGCCCATTTATTGCGGGAGCGGTCGTTTTGCTTTAAAAGAACATCAGGAAATATATCGCTAAAAATTATATCATCCGGAGAGTTCTTCTCTTCCTCGATTTCGGTTCTTACGTACTTTCCGTAATCACCTGATTCGATTTCGTTATAACTCCCGGCAATAATCTTGTTGTTGTTATCTTTACCTAAACACCATGAGACAAAATGAACCAGGGTGCGGGTTTTCCAATGGCGCGGCGGGTAAGATAACGCAATCCGGCGGTATATCTTTCCGCTGCTATCTATCGGTAGTCCATAATAAACATTATTCAGAACGGTACAAAGCTCCTGTAGATGCGGAACCTGATACTTCTCAGAATCTAAATACTGGCAATAGTGCCAAAAAGACCGGCGCGCCAGTTCAATTTGGGTTTTTCTTAACAGGCTTTTTCTTGCCTGTGTCGATAAGGCTACTTGCAAGGTTAATTAAATCCTTTGTGTCAAGTTTCTCAAGTTCTTTTTGAATAGGTTCTTCTTTATAAGTTATAGTACCAGAATGCTCTATATCTTGCCTATCTCGCCATTCCGCAGAACGTCGATTTTTCAACCAGTATATTTGAGCGGTTACGTTCCCCTGCGTTGCCTGCTCATACAGACTGGATATAACTTTTGAATCTGCTTTTAGTTTACCCATTTTTATGGTGTGTAGAAATCTTTCATTCTCTTTTTTCATTGTGTGTAAAGTTTTTCTGCACACTCCGATAAAATCAGCAATCTCTTCGTCGGTGAGCCCCAGCGCAGCAAGCTTTTCAAGCTGCTCGTAATCTATATTTATTTTGGTTTTATGTCTCGCCAAGATTAATTCTCCTCTCCAAACAAGTCATACTTGCCTTTAGCTAAGTCATATAAAAACGTATACTTAAGATACTTTTCATGTTGAGGCTTATTGATTCTCTGCATGAAGTCGTGCTTGTCTTTATTGTTATTAAATACGAATGTAACCATATAATTTACGCGGATTATAAAAGGCAAAGTTTATTTGTTCTCTTAAAATCTTCATTCATTTTAGATATTCCACAACCAAGTAACCGCCCAGCACACAAAAACGATGACGGCAATAATAAAAACCAATCCAATTGCACTGTCAAATGCTGTATATTCTTCTTGGCTGTGCATGTCAAGCTGTTTTTTCTTCATAATCTCACCTTATTTCGCAATCCCCTGTATCCCTGAGCTTCCCTGTATTCAAGAACTGCTATTCTTTCAGCCAACTTAGAATTGGTACTATCTTAAATTTAACCTATTTCTTTATATTTTGCAAGGAAATTTTGAGCACATCGAGCGTCCCTTGTTAAATATTTCCATTTAATTAAAAGTTAAAACTCTTTTCCGTTTTCGGCTTTATGCAAAACCCAGTTAGGTTGCTTAGTGGATGACGCCACGGATTCCTGATAGCGCCGAGTCGCCGAATCGAACAGCAACTCAACCTCAGCCAGAGAACGCCTCGTGCTCAGTTGCACAAACCGTAGCGCCATCCTTTAAACAACCCTCATGGTTTATCGCCGTGCTTCGCGCGCCTGAAAATTGCGTTAGTACTGCGCACTTTGATTCCAAAACAATATTGCCAATTCTTCTTATTTTCGCCGGTTTTTTTATTTAAGTAGGCCTTTTCTTTTTCGTGTGAAAACATTTTAATTTTTCCTTTCGCGCCGGTTATGCCTGGCGTTATGCTGACCTAAAATCTTTATGTTTAATTTTCGTAATCAAGCGTGACCCGTTTCGGCATAGTAATTCTGTTTTGGGACGGGCGACTATTCCCTCAGCAAGGAAATTGCCCCAGATACTATTGAACCCTTTTCGTGTTTGCTCAACCATTTCTGTTAAAGTTCCTTCGCCAATTATCGGCACAACATCTAACCCAAAAAATTTGGCTATATCTTCAACGTCCTCTCTCTGTAACCACCATTCACCAATTTTAACATCGAACAAAACAAAGTCTTGGTCTTGTCTATAATTCCCACCACCTTTTTGTATTTTAGCTCCGTAACCTTCCCCATATAAACAAACGCCTGTTGTTTCCACGCCAAATTTTTCAACGAACTGTTGTGCCTGTGGTAAAAATCTATCTTGTAATTTCTTAACTAAAAAAGCTGGTATTTGTGCGTTGTCCGTTTTACCACCGAAGGCAATATCCTTGCCGTCCCACATTACCCTTATGTTTGTTCCGTCAACTTTTTCTGTGAATACCCAAGTATTATTTTTTATGTAATCAAATTCTGGAAGGGAATAGTCGCCCTCTAATAATGTTTTGTGATTGGTCAACGGGTCACGCTTGAAGATGGTTTGTATTTTTATGTATTCTTTCATCCTTACTCCTAAACGGCAGCCTAACAAGCAAATCAAGCCGAATTACTTGCTCGGTGCGGTTATTTTAATTAGTTAATATGTTTTGTTTAGTTATCAATTTTAGTTTCTTACCTTTAAGCCGTAATCGGCTTATTTGCAACATCGTTAGAGTTGCTTAAAACTCATATGTAGCTCCACTCCACCCGTGAAACATGTCTGGCCTTCCTGTCCATCTTAAAACAGGGCGATGATTTTCAAAGTCCCATCTTGTTCTCACTTGATAGCTTTCCCAGGTATCAATCCAGGCCGTACATCCTTCTGGATAATACTCTGAGTAACAACTTGCCTCGGTTGCCCTTACGGCAACCTTTTCGTTTAACTCCAATTCTTTTATTTTATGAATCACAAGTTGCACATCGCGTACAACTTGATTGTCATCTTCATTTTTTATAGCTTTTTCAAGCTTCTCAATAAGTATTTTCCCGTTTTCAAATACCTTTTCTTCTTGATGTGCACGGGAAAACACTTCTTTCAGACAACTTTTTAGTCCAAAAATTTGGACTGTCATTTCTTTTTGACGCCCTTCTTTTAAATATCCTATCATTTTTCTCTCCTGCGGCATAACCGCGTTTTAACATAACACATTTTATTAAAATCCCACCAAAACCTTAACCCACAATTGCAAACATAACCGCAAGACGAATTGCCTCTAATTGTCAATCCACAATCACATTGCTGCAATTCAAAATATTTTGATTCATGCAAAGAATCCAAAAATTGCCTTTTTTCTGTTTTCATGGTTTTTTTAAATCCTTTTAGTTTTATTAACGTTTCTTTCTAACCCGTAAATCCAGCCGACCAAAAAGCGGCGGCTGATTAGGGCGTTAGTGACCAAATTGCTTTAAATATTCCGCTATATGAATAAAATTTTCTTTAACAACAGCCCGATAATTTAAATCAAATCTATCTTCCCCTGGATAATATTCGCGAGCATATTGCTCCGCTAATTTATCAAGTTTTTTATCTGTTAGTTTACTAACACTAACATCAACCGGACGATTATTCGCGCCGGTTTTTTTATTTAAGTAGGTCTTTTCTTTTTCGTGTGAAAACATTTTAATTTCCTTTCGCGCCAGTTATGTTTTTGTTAGGCCTTTTTAATCCGTTTAATTATTTCAACTAACTGCCTGCGTTCTACCTCAATAGCACCGTGCTGAATCGCAAGAGCACGCTTTTGTTGACAAATATCATAATGAGGCACATTCTTGTTTTGAAACCATTTCCGACGAACTCCTATCTTGTCAGCCATCGCGTGCAATTCAGAATTACTATCTGCAAGCATATGACACATCTTCATTCTACCGTAATGATTTTGTGCTTTATCAACGTATACTGGCATAACTTTTCACTCAAGCGGACGCAAAAAACGCGCCGCTTAGTTCCGCGTTAGGTTAACACTCTAATAAAATCCTCAAGATAAATCTTACACTTGAACTCGTCTTTATCCCAGGTCTCACGCGCCATACCACCCATGAAACAATTTTTCAAAATCCTCGAAATGCTCAACGCGGTACACGTTAAGATTGTTAGCCCACTTGCGTTGATTCTGCCGAAGTTCCCGACCTTTTACTTTCAACTCGACGGCAAGGCATGAATTGTAATCCCCGGATTTTCTTATCAATATCAAATCCGGTATCCCGCCGAAAGCCTTACCCGTAATACTTTGCAGAAAAGAATTTCCAAGACCATAGATTATTTTCCAGAAAACATCAGGAACTCGAATCGAACGAACATCGGGATAATACTGAAGAAAGTCCTCGCACTGGCTTTGCAATGTTTCCTCTGTTTCTTTCATATTGCGGAACTCGCTCGCAGAGATAACATTTCGACCGGTCTGAGCTTCTTTTGAAAATTTAAGTTTCATTTTTTACCGCATTTGCATGTTTTCAATGTTCGCTGTTTTTTCATTTTTAATCAATCCCTACCATTCTGATAAATATAACACTATTTAAGTTAAATGTCAAGTTATTTATTAATAAATCTAACCGCTTTTCTTTGATTTAATCCATTTGATTCTTTGATACTTTAGCCAATTCAAGACTGCTTCGTTTGCCGGTTCAGCCTTGACTCCTTCCATGTTACGCGGCCACACGTCAAATTTGCTTTTGTACTGAGCGAGTAACCAGCTATTTGATTTCCCAAGCCGTTTCTGTTCTGATAGGAACATTGCATACCATTTGCGCTTATCTTCGGTTGTGTATTTCTTTTCTTTTTTATCTTCTTTTCCGTTTCGTGACACTTCAACCATAGCGCCCCGAATAATCTTTACATGGCTTTTTCTTAAGTCACCTTCTCGCTCATAACCACAGGATGGGCATTTTTTCCCTCTGAATAACGTCCGGCATTTCGGGCATGGCTTCGGAGGTCTGGCCTTGACGATTTTCTTTTTAACCTTTCCGTCATCTAATTCATCTGGGAGTGGATCATCCGGAAAACAATCAAGACGTTCTATGTTTCCTGCATGGTCTAAAATGAGGCAATGGCCTTTTCCTTCGTGCGCTCTCAGTCCCCGGCCTAACGCCTGAATGTGCCAAATGAGCGAACAAGTCGGACGGGCGATAGAAAGACATTCAACATCAGTTACGTCAAATCCCTTAACTACCATATCGACGCTAACTAATACCTTGAACTCGTTTTCCTTAAATTCCCGAATAACCCGTTGCGGAGATTCTCCGTTGCGCTCCATGTAGCAGTCAACTTTTTTAGCTGTTACACCCGCCGCAATGAATTTTTCGGTTATCTCTTTCGCGTGAGCCACGTTGGTTGCAAAAACCATCGTCTTTCGATTATCAGCAAGCTCTAGCCAGGTCTCAACAATATCCTCAATCAGCACTTTTTTATCCATGCGCTCACCGGCTGTTTTCATGTTGAAGTCCCCGGCCTGTTTTTTAACGCCTTCCATGTCAGGCATAACCTTACCCAAAATCGCCCGGTAATTCGACAAGTATCCTTCACGCATAAGCTGACCCATGCTCGGCCCCGTCACGAGAGTCTGCCAGTGCAGACCAAGCCCCTTAGTCCACGGCGTTGCGCTCAGCCCAACCCAATACGAAGAATCCCATTTTTGCATTAACTCGAACTGATGTTTGTACGCTGTATGAAATTCATCAACAATACAAAAATCGGCCGGTAATACAGCCCTGTTTTTTAAAGTCTGAATCGAGCATATCTGCAAATTTTCACTTGGCCTGTTCATGGAATTATTGCCCTGAAGTATGCCAAAAGAAAATCCATCGTCGTAAAATCTTTTGGCTGTTTGGTCAATCAGGCTTAACCGGTCACAAATAAAATAAACCCGCTTTCCTGAGCGAACAGCCGGGTCAATCATCATTTGCCCGATTCTCGTGTTATGCGTTACAGTAAAATCACCCAATAGAAAACGACCATCTCCGTCTAATTCAAAACCAAACCAATTTCCATATCCAGCATCCTCAATCTTTATACCATGAACTAAATGACGTTTCTTTTGTAGTCTTTTTTCTGCTTTTTTATCTTTACATGGTATCCTCTCGCAATCACCACTAACTGAGCATCGATAATAGGTACCCTCAAAATTCAATGACTTTATTCTCTTTTTGCACTTTTTCACATAGGCAGAAAGTCCAACAGACCGGCATAAAAACGCAAAATCATCGGACAACTTCTTTTCTTTTGTAATCCAGTCATAACCACCATTTGAATAATGTCCATCGGAATCAAGTAATCCTGCAAGCAATTCAAGCCTTTGATTAATGCTTCCAGTTAAATAATTTTGCGGAATAAACTTCCTGGTTTCAATACATTCTTTTCTTAAAATATTTAAAACTGGATTAGTTTTGCCTCTTTTTGTAACAAGAGACCAACTATCACAACGTGTTCCATTTGCATTGTTTATTCTTAAATGACAGCCAAGACTTTCTCCCCATTTTACCCATTCTTTTGTCAAATTACATTTTGGTTTTGTTATGCTTGGCATCCTTGAAGTACCGTCTCCCAAATATACCCCAACTATATATGGCGGAATTTTTAAGACTTGCTCATTTTTACTAAACTCTATTGCTTCAGACCTCCATCCTTTCAGTAAATGCTTTGCCGAACTGCTACTGTTCATAAAAACTTCAACATTGACATCGACTATACTTTCTTCGTTTTCTATTATTTTTCCGTTAAACAAAGCAATCCGATCGGTTGTATTTGTTTTTTTTAAACAAAGTATATGTTCTTTATTGCAAA